AGTGCCTGAAGTACGAGAGTTGGAATTACAAAGACTTGTAAGGAAAGCTGCTCCAGGGGCATCAAATGCACAGAAAATTGCTAAAGCTAAGGCTGCTGCTGTCAGTCCGAAATCCGTTACACCTAACGGCTCGGTAGGCGTATCAGACAAAAAGGATAGACGATCTATCTTGGCTGACCAATTAGGTCAGGCGATAGGTGGTCGGCTTTAAAACATTTTTTTAATTAAAGGATAATAATCATGGCATTTGCTAACTCAGCAATCACCGATATTATCGCTACAACCATTCAAAGTCGTAGCGGTGAATTGGCAGATAACTTAACACAAAACAACGCAATTCTTCAACGTCTAAACTCTAAGGGCAATGTACGTCCTTTTTCAGGCGGTAACGTAATTCTTGAAGAAATTATGTACAACGATCCAAATACTAATAACGCTAGTTCATATAGCGGATATGAAGTATTAAACATTGCTCCAGATAGCCCTATTTCTGCTGCTCAGTACAAAATCGCTCAGTACGCAGACTCAGTAACTATGTCTGGTCTAGAAGTGTTGCAAAACAGCTCTAAAGAAGCAATCATTGACCTGTTAGATGGTCGTATGCAAGTTTCCGAAGCTCGCTTGTTAAACCGCATTTCTGGTGACTTGTATCTTGACGGTACTGGTAACGGTGGTAAAAACTTAGATGGACTTGGAGCCGCTATTGACTCTACCCCATCCACAGGCGTTTACGGTGGCATCAATTCCGCAAACTGGGAATTCTGGCGTAACGTAGCTACAACTGGTACAGCTATTACTACTGCTAACATCTTGGCTAAAATGACTTCTACAGCTATTCAATTAGTTCGTGGAACAGACAAAGCTGATTTGATTGTTGCTGATAATAACTTCTACTCTATCTATGTTCAGTCATTGCAAGCTATCCAACGTATCGCTTCTGAAGAAGCTGGCGCTGCTGGTTTTGCTTCATTAAAGTTCTACGGTGGCGGTACATCTGCTGACGTAGTATTAGGTGGTGGTTATGGGTCACAAGCTCCTAGCAACACTATGTACTTTATGAACACAAACTACATTTTCTTCCGTCCTCACAAAGAGCGTAACTTTGTACCTATCGGTGGAGAACGTCAGTCTATTAATCAAGACGCAATCGTTAAGCTTTATGGTTGGGCTGGTAACTTGACAACAAGTAACCGCTTCCTCCAAGGCATTTTGACTAACTAATTTGCTATTTAAAAGGAAAAAATCATGGCATATACAACTCTCCCCATCGCAGGTGTAGACCTTGTTGACACACAAACTGCAACTGAATTAGCTGCACAAGGCACTTCTGCATCGTTTGGCCCATTAGGCGTTCAAACTTTTGCAAATGATGGTTTGCGTTATGTTTGGGCTGTTGCTGGTGCGGCTATTACAGCCTCTACAACAACTTGCTCTATTAACGCTTCAACCTTTGTAGCTACCGCTTCTGCTGGTACTTACACATCACCAGCAACCGCAATGGCTTCTGGCGATTATGGTTGGTTTAGCAAGGCTTCAGTCTAAAAAATTGAAGAAATAGTAGTAACCCAGGGACTTCCTCACAAGGGGAGTCCCTTTTTCTTTTAATAACCCTAACCACTTAGGAGATTTAAATGGCAATTAACAGCGATTTACAAAACCCTGATAGTTCACTTTATGTGACTTTTTACAAAAGAGCAGTTGAAATAGCTGACGAAACGGCTGCCCAAGGCAGACCAATTTACAGAGAATGTGATTTTGTAAGAATTATGATTCCTGGCAATTCCCTTAGTGAAATTGATACTATCGCCAGAGAAGACCATAAAAACCGATTTCCAGTTCAATGGGCTAGATACATCAATACCCAAGGTGAAGCAAGCCAAGAGCAAGGCACTCCAATTACAGAATGGCCTTTAGTATCTGTTTCCCAGGCTGAAGAATTGCGTGGACTCAAGTTTTACACCGTAGAATCCATTGCAAACGCCTCAGATTTGGCTGTTCAGAAAATTGGCATGGCTGCTGGTATGTCCCCTTACGAATTTCGCAATAAAGCCAAAGCTTTCTTAAATTTAGCTAGTGAAACGGCTGAAGCGTCTAAAAAAGATGAGCAAATTACACATTTGCAAGAGGAAAATGCTAAAATCAGGGCAGAAACTGATGCGAAGCTCGCCCAAATGCAAGAACAGATGGCGGCTATACTTGCGGCAGTTGGTGAAAAGAAACCTAAAGCTCGCAAAGCGAAAGTCGTAGAGGAAGCCTAATATGTCATCAACCATGCTCCAACTGGTTCAACAGGTAACTGGCGAACTTAACTTGAATGTACCGTCTTTTGTCATTGGTAACCAATCCCAAGACGTTCAGCAGGTTTTAGCGTTAATGAACGCTGCTGGTTACGAGTTGACCAAGGAGTATGATTGGCAGGCGCTTGAAAAAGAGTACCGTTTCTACACGCAATACCTTAATACTACAGGCACAACCACTACTAACGGTTATAACATTACTGATGTTACCGCTACTAGTGGTACTGTGGCTGTATCAGCATTAGATTCAACATTTTCAGTAACTGGCTATAACGTACCCCAAGATACTTATGTAACTGGGGTAGCTGGAACTACAGTAACTGTAGGTCAAAAGCTAAGTGGTGATGGTAATGGCGCTATTTTGTTTTCACAGACAGAATATCCTTTGCCACCTGATTACGAAACCATTACAGACAATACCCATTGGGACAAAACTAAACATTGGCAAATGTTGGGGCCTGAAAGCGCTCAACAATGGCAATGGCTAAAGTCTGGGTGTATTGCAACAGGGCCTCGTATTAGATGGCGTATTTTGGGTGATAAATTCCAAATATGGCCTCCAATGAACACTCAAGAGTATTTGGGCTTTGAATACCGTTCAAAAGGATGGGCAGAGTCATCTACAGGTACTGTAAAGAATAGCTTTACTGCTGACTCCGACACGACATTTTTTGATGACCGTGTCATGGTTTTATATACAAAATTAAAGTATTTCCAAGTTAAATCATTTGATACTACTGCGTTGCAACAAGATTATCAGCGTTATTTGCAAGTGGCTAAAGCTAACGATAAAGGCTCTGCAACCTTGTCATTTGCTCCATACCCAACTAAGGTACTTATTGGTTACGCTAATATCCCTGATACTGGTTATGGTACTTAATCATGGCAGTAGCGAAGAAGTTTACTGCTAAAACAGCCTCGCTTCCATCTCCTATTGGCGGATGGAACGCTAGGGATTCGTTGGCGCAAATGGCTCCAACAGACGCTGTAACTCTTACAAATTGGTATCCTACGCCTACAGACGTAACCTTGCGTAAGGGCTATTCTAAATATTCAACTGGAATTACTGGCGAAGTTCAGTCTTTAATGAACTATGCAGGGCCATCAACTCAAAAACTGTTTGCAGTAGCTAATGGTGTTATTTATGATTGTGGTACAAACCCAGCTACTAGCGTATTTACAGGTCTAAGTAATAGTAAATTTCAGCACGTTAATATAACAACGGCTGGAGGTCAATTTCTAGTAGCTTGTAACGGTTCTGACGCTACTATGATTTACGATGGCACAAGATGGTTCAAAGTAGCTACTACTACTACTGCTCAAACCATTAGCAGTATTACCAATGTAACTACTACAGCTACCCTTACTACTGCTTCTGCACATGGTTTAATAACAGGCAATAGAGTTACTATTTCTGGCGCTACACCTGCTGCTTATAACGGTACTTTTGTTATTACAGTAACAGGCGCAACAACTTTTACTTACACTATGCTATCAAACCCAGGTGGTTCAGCAAGTGTAGTAGGAACATACAGCACTATTGGTGTTACAGGAGTATCTAGCTCAACATTTGTCAACGTAAATCTATTTAAACAACGATTATATTTTACTGAAAATAACACCTTAAAATGCTGGTATTTAGACGTTAATGCAATAGGTGGCGTTGCTAATCCCCTTGATTTTGGTTCTATTGCTCGTAATGGCGGTTTTTTGCAAGCAATGGGTACATGGACTCTTGATGCAGGTCAAGGCGCAGACGATTATGCGGTCTTTGTAACTAATATGGGCGAGGTTATGGTCTATAACGGTACAGACCCTACCGCAGCCGTTACATGGGCCTTAAAAGGCGTTTGGCAACTAGGACAGACATTTGCTCGTAGATGCTTCTTTAAATGGTCTGGTGACCTTCTATTGCTTACCCAAGACGGTTTAGTACCATTAGCTTCTGCATTGCAGTCAAGCCGATTAGACCCTAGGGTTAACCTTACTGACAAGATTTATTACGCTGTATCTCAAGCTGCAACCCTTTACTACGACAATTTTGGATGGCAAGTTAATTACTTTGCCTCTGAAAATATGTTGATTTTAAATGTGCCTATTACAGGCGGTACTCAGCAATTTGTAATGCACACCATTACAAAATCTTGGGCTAACTTTACTGGTATTAATGCTACTTGCTTTGAGGTATCAGGCAAAGAAGGCATATATTTTGGGTCAAACGGCTTTGTAGGTAGGTTTTACGATGGCGCTTCTGATGACGGAAACAATATTACAGCCACCTCTCAGCAAGCATATAGCTATTTTGACACCCCAGGACAGTTAAAACGCTTTACTATGGTTCGCCCTATATTGCAATCTAGTGGTGGTGTACCAGGCGTTTTTTGCGGTTTAAGCATTGACTTTGACACTCAAAGCCAATTAGGTGCAGTTTCATTCAATCCTGGAGCATTAGGCACAGGAGATTGGGATGCTGCTCTATGGGATGATGCTGTATGGGCTGGTGGACTTACAACTACTAAAGTATGGCAAGGCGTTACAGGTATTGGGTTTGCTGCTTCTATTAATCTTAATGTTGCAGCGCAAAATATTGAATTGCATTGGGCTTCTACGGATTATGTTATGGAAGCAGGTGGTGTTCTTTGATTGTTTTTGGGCCTCATTTAAACGGATGGGCAGCAAAAATATTAGGAGAGCAGATTGATGGAACTGCCATTGGTAATGAGTTAAATGGGCAATTAAGGGCGGTAGTGTTGTATTGTGGTTTTAGTGGACAATCATGCGTTATTCATATAGCGTCTGAAGGTCATCATTGGATGACTAAAGGATTCTTAAAGATAGCGTTTGAATATCCATTTAAAATATTGAAATTAAAGGTTATACTAGCGACAATCGCAGGGAACAACGAAAAATCCCTAAGATTAAGCCGACACCTTGGTTTCCAGGAAGTAGCCACAATCGCTGATGCCCATAATGATGGAGATTTGGTTATTTTAAAAATGCGATCTGAAGATTGCAAATGGATATAGGAGTTTAACATGGGTGCAGGCAGTAGTTTATTCAATCAAGGCGGAGCGCAAGGATCAAATTCCTTTGTAAACTCCGCTAATCGTTTTGCTAGTTCAAGCGACCCTTACGTTCAAGCTGCTCAAGCTACTACGGCTGGCAATATTGCTGGGGCGCAACAAGCAACTGCCGCAAACCGTGTAAATCAAAGCACTCCATACGCTAATTTGCAATATCAGCAAACTGGTACAGATGCTTATGGCAATCCTATTTGGTCTGCTAATCAGTCCCTAAATCCACAGTTTCAAGGATCATTAGGTAACATAGCTCAAAATGTGCAACAAACTACACAAAATGCCTTTAATCCTACAAACTTACCAAGCATGGGTATTAACCCTGGAGAAGAATATTCTTCTGCCATTATGCGTAGGCTTCAGCCCCAAGTTGCAATGCAACAAAAACAGTTTGATGCTCAAATGGCTAATCAGGGTATACCTCCAGGAACTGAAGCGTATAGCAATGCTAAACGAGCATTTGACCAACAACAAAACGACCTATTAACTAGCGCACAAATTAGCGGTATTGGCGTAGGTCAAACTGCTAACCAGCAAGCATTTAACCAACAGTTGCAAACATACAACAATCCATTGCAACAGCTTGGAGCGTTTCAATCTGCTACAACGCCTGGTTATGTCAACCCTGCACAACAAGCTGCTGTATCAGGCCCAGATATTCTAGGCGCTACAGCTACTTCTAATGCTGCTGCATTGGCGCAACAAAATGCAAACAATGCTCGTACATCCAATATGCAATCAGGTTTATATAACTTAGGTTCTTCTGCAATTTTAGGTGCTGGTGGAGTTGGAAATTTAGGAAGCTCAATTATTAATGGGTTAAGCGGATTAGGTGGTTTGTTTGGCAATAATTTTAATATTAATGATTTAAACAACCAGTATGGCGCAGGCAATGTTTACTACAACGGTAGTGGAACAATGCCAGATTGGTCTAACTTTGGGTTATACGACTAATGGATCAAGGTCAATTAGACGCTTTATATCAACAATACTTAGGTCGTGGCGTAGACCCTAGTGGTGCTGCGTCTTGGGGTGGTGCTGATTACAACACAGTTGTACAAGGTATCTTGGGTAGCCAAGAGTATCAAAATCGCAACCAACCTCCACAACCTCAAGCACAAGGTATGGGCGAAATAATTAGCCCTAGTGGTGGTTCTGATATTGGTGCTATTTATCGTCAATATTTAAATCGTGATGTAGATCCATCTGGCGCAGCTACTTATGCTGGCTGGGATCCACAAAGTATTATCAATGCTGTTACAAGCAGCCAAGAATATAGAAATCGTGCAGGCGGTGGTGGTGCGGCACAACCTGCCGTTGCAACTGGAAATCCACAAGACTTAGCTAATCAAGTATTCAACTTATACAGAACTAATCAAAATTACGATCAACAGCTTAATCAATTAAATGCTGCTCCGCAAAATGCTGATTACTACAGAGCAAGAATTGGGTTGCTTGGTCAGCAAATGGGTTGGCAAACAGGCCAAAATACAGGCGATAGAAATACTGTATATCAACAACAACTAGAAAGTTATTTGCCAGGCGCAAAAGCCGCAGGTCTTTCTGATGCAGAAATTAATAATTTAATCAATCGAAATGCTGCACAGCAAAGTGCTGTAAATCAAGAGCGCATTGCATCTGACGCTAAAGTACCACAAGGATGGGTTAATCAAAACATTCCAGGTGGATGGGGAACTGTAGCTGCTGCGGCTGCGCTTGCTGCTCCATACGCCATTCCTGCTTTAACTGCTGGCTTTGGTGCAGGCGCAGGTGGTGCTTTAACTACCACGGAATTATTGGCTGGTGCTGGTGGTGCTTTTGTTCCAGTTGAAGGCGCTAGTTTTGCTTTACCTGGTATGTTTAGCGCTGGCGCAGGAGCAATCGGTCAAGCATTGCCTTATACAGAAGCATTTG